ATCGTTGACGCAAACAACATCCAATTTACTACTACGGGCTGGCCTGCAACTGGAACAGGGACACTCACTTTGTACGGTTGGAACTACGTCCGCAATCTGGTAACGGGCGCAACTGTAACTGCATTGAATTTTGACGCACAGCGCAAGGGATGGGCTACTGGCGACACGGTAGCGGCCATCAACACCACGGCGACCCCTGGAACGATTATCCAGAATGAAATTACCGGCAGAGATACGTTTTTGCTCGACTCTACCAGAGCGTCGGCAACTTCGACCAATTTCACTGCAAGGGCAAGCCGTTACGAAAACCTACCGGATGACGATGTAACTTTGTACGTCTTCATCCATAGCTATAACGGCTCGGTCGCACCTCTAACCACAACGACATGGACTATAGGTTTTATTACGGTCGAAAAGTTTGCAAACATACCTGTTTACATCCAAGGTCAACGGGCGCAAGGAACGATTAATGCTGCGCCTGTCCAGATCGTAGGCACGCCAAGCGTCAACATCGGTACAGGCTCCATTGCAGCGGGTACTAATGCGATTGGTGACGTAGGCATTCAGTACAGGGCGAATGCCACGGGTGCAGCGACTACGTTCAAGTTTGCCTCTGCTGCCACTGTCAACAACGCGCTGATTCTCACTGGCGCACGTCGATTGCTTGGCTGGTCACTTACCAACACCACGGCGGCATTCAAGTATTTCCGCTTTTACAACCTTGCCGCAGCTCCAGCGTCAGGCGCAAGCCCGACTTTTATGGTTGGAATTCCACCCAACAGCACAGTGGTAAGCCCTCCGATTGTTGGTGGCATCGCTATGTCGCTGGGTCTGGGCATTGCCTGCACAGGGGCAGTGGCAGACCTGGACGCTACGGTGACCGCTGCTAATGATGTGGTTGGCACTATCCATTACGTCTGATGTGGATTCACCTCCTATCGACTGAACTGCTAGACGGGGCCAGCAATGTAGAGGCCCCATCGGTTAACTACACCGAATGGCCACCGATTGGCGGCTTGGTCGGCCTGGGGATGTTGGGCGGGGCAAGTGGGATACAGCCCACACAGATTAACTACACCGAGTGGCCACCCATAGGTGGACTCGTTGGGCTTGGGATGCTGGAGGGTGCGTCCAATGTAGTGACGCCACCAGAACCTCCGGTGGAGGCCAACGTCAAGGTAGGCGGCGATGACGTTCCTATTCCCTACGAGGTGTGGGAGAAGCGGGTAAAGCCGAAGAAGCATGACGAGGTGCTAGACAAGGTTATTAGAGACGCTTACGACAGGGCGACAGGGAAAACCCCACCACTTGAAGACGAAGACGATGAAGCGTTGATATTGGCCATGCTACTTTGAGGAACCAAATGGACTACGAGCAGATTCAGTCTGATCTAGGCTTTACGCAAGACGACAAAGAGAACTGGATTGACTGTAACGGGAAGTACTACGACGACCCAGAGCAGGGGTGGAAGGACAAGCTGCTAATGCACGCCTACCCGACCCGCAGCGCAGCGGTATATGTCATGCCAGGGTACGAGTCACCCGCCACCGGAAAGTGGATAGAGACCCCAAGACAGCGCCGTGAGGACATGAAAGCATCCGGCACCCGCCCGTGGGAGGGAATGGCCAACGAACGCGCACACACCGAGTCCATCAAGAAGGCAGAAGAAGCCAAGCTGGACGCGGCGATAGATCACTCGGTGAGGACTGCGTGGCAGCACCTACCGGACACCAAGAAACAGCAAGCACTCGCAGAGGCGGGTTAAGGAGAACACGAATGGCATTTACAGAAGCGCAATTGGTAGCACAGCTCGACGCAAACGGCACAGGACGCACGATCACGCTTGAGTCCTTTATCCCGTTGGGAACCACAGCTACCAGCATCTACGCCATAGGCGTCATTGCCCCCTACGCGGGACGCTCCCGCTGGATGGACATCGCACAGACCAACACCGCAGCACAAGCTGCTGCTTTGGTGCAGAGTAATTTGCAGACCTGATTCGCTGACCCGTCAGCACCACTGGCCACCTTCGGGTGGTTTTTTTTCGTCTGGAGAGAGTTAAATGATCGAAAACGAAGGGGCTACCCCCGAAGTTGAAGAGATAGTAGAAGCGCCGGAAGTCGAATCGGTTGAACCGAAGTCGATGGATGACACGATCAGGGAGACCCTGCGGGAGCTCCAGGGCCGTGGCGATGAACCAGCAGCAGAGTCACCCGAGAGCGCAGAGCAAAAAGCAGAGCGCATCAGGGACAAGGCGGGCAAGTTCTCCAAGGAGAACACGCTCCCAGAAGCGGAGAAGAATCCGCTTGACGCGCCCGTCATCAAGGCGGCTCCAAATACATGGAGAAAAGAACAGGCCGCAAAGTTTGCGACCCTTCCTCCAGATGTCCAGGACGAGATCACCCGCAGGGAGCAAGACTTCTTCAAGGGCATTGAGCAATACAAGGGCAAGGCCCAGTTTGCCGACCGGATGGAAAAGGCGATTACGCCGCACATCGACACGCTGCGGACTCTAGGTGTAAATCCAGACACCGCCGTGAGTGAATTACTGATGGCCGACCGCAAGCTGCGGTACGGATCACCGGCAGAGAAACAACAGTATTTCGCGTATCTGGCGCAGTCGTATGGGGTAGACCCTACGAAGCTCCAGGCACAGCAAAACGTGCAGGTAGACCCGAACGTTGAACACTTGCAAAACCAAGTGCGCCAGCTATCGGGCTACGTGCAACAGCAGCAATTGTTGAGTCAGAAGCAGGAGGAGGCCACCCTTACGGGCGAGATCTCCAAGTTTGCTTCTAACCCGACAAATAGGCACTTTGAAAGTGTCAGAGGCGATATGTCCGCGCTATTACAAGCCGGTATCGCCAAAGACCTCCAAGATGCCTATGAGCGTGCGATCTACGCAAACCCCCAGACCAGAGCAGCGGTCCTTGCAGAACAGCAAGCAGCAGCACGGCAGGAGGCAGCGAAGAAAGCACAGGCGGCAAGGAGCGCAGGCAGTGTCAACGTGACCCGCCGACCTTCCATGCCCGTGAGCCAGCCCATAGGTTCTATGGACGACACCATCAGGTCAACTCTGCGCCGTTTGCAGAACGCCTAAACCCAAAGTAAAGGAAACTAATCATGGCCTCTCCCGGTCAAGGTTACGCTGCCGGTAACTTTGGCGTGTTTTCGGAATTGGTTACAACCACTTTCCGCAACCACTCCAAGGACATTGCAGATAACGTAACAAAACATAACGCGCTCTATCGCAAACTCTCCGATGGCGGCAACGTCCGTCTGGAAGATGGCGGCTTGAGCATTGTTCAACCGTTGGAATACTCTGCCAACACCACATACCAGCGTTACTCTGGCTATGACGTGCTGAACATCGGTGCTGTGGACGTTCTGTCCGCTGCCGAGTTCCCGTGGCGTCAGGTCGCAGTCAACTTGGCTGTGTCCGGCCTGGAAATGCGTACCAACTCTGGCGAAAACCGCATCATCAACTTCGTGAAAGCGAAAGTGAAGAACGCGCAGCACTCGTTTGCTAACGGTCTGTCTGTTGACCTGTACTCTGACGGTACAGCAGCTAATCAGATCAACGGCTTGCAAGCACTGGTTGCAGACGCTGGTACAGGTACGGTTGGCGGTATCAATAGCTCGACCTATGCCTTCTGGCAGAACATCGTGCAATCTGCTGCTGCTCCCCTACAAGGCGGCTCCGCAATCACACCGTCAGCAACGACTTTTGAGTCGCTGATGTTGCCTCTGTGGATCAAGCTGACCCGTGGCATGGACACGCCTGACCTGATCGTCATGTCTGACGATTACTTTACGTTCTATGAGCAGTCCCAGACCTCTCTAAAACGCTACACCAGCGACCAAGACGGTAAGGGCGGCATGATGAGCATGAAGTACAAGTCTGCTGACGTGTTCTTCGATTCGTCGGGCGGTATCCCATCGGCCCACGCTTACTTCCTCAACACCAAGTACATTGATTTAGTTGTCCACCAGGACGCCAACATCACCATGCTTGATGACGTGGAATCCATCAACCAAGATGCGCTGGTGAAGACGATTATTTGGCAAGGCAACTTGGCCATCGCTAATCGTTCGCTCCAAGGCGTACTCAAAGCGTAAGAAAGGAGAAATACATCATGGCTTTCTCTCAAATTACCCCCGTTGTCGGACAGTTCCAACAGTCCGTTCAAGGCGTCAACGTTGTTGATACCATCCAGCGCGAAATCCTCGGTACTGTCATTCCTAGCGTTGACAACTACTTTGGCTTTGGTGAGTTCATGTACGTGCAGTTCCCTGCATCTGCTGCAATCACGCAAGGCCAAGTGGTGGTTATCTCTGGTTTTGGTGGCACTGCTGGCTTCTCGGCTGCTGTAGCTTCTAACGCCGCCAACACTGGCCGCTCCATTGGTGTTGCAATCAATGCTGTTGCATCTTCCGCTTCCATTCAATATGGTTGGGTGCAGATCAGCGGAAACGCAATCATCAAGGCTGTGGCTTCTGTGGCTGCTGGTACTACGTTTGGTATTGATGCGACCACTGGTGGATCGGTTAACGCCAACTCCGCAGGTCGCCAAGTGCTGAACGCTGTATCTGTTGCACCAAGCACCACAACCGTCGTGAAATCTGCCACGCTTACTAACGGCTCTCCCGTTATTGTCGTGTCTGACGCATCCGGCTGGTTCCCTGGCGCTGCAATCTCCGGTACTGGCGTGTCCGGTACGGTGAGTTCCATTGACTACGACAACCGTCGCGTCACCTTGTCTGCCAATGCTTCCGCTGGTGGTGTGTCCTCTGTGACCGCTACCTACACCGGCTTCATTGTGGGACAAATCAACCGCCCCTTCCTGCAAGGCGCGACCACTTAAGCAACGCTTAGAGAGGGCCTCCAGATCAAAAGTCTGGGGGCTTTTTTCTGTGCGCTCATTTGAGTTCACAGCAAAGAGCTACCTCTTTTAAAGGAAAAAACTGATGGCCTACGCCGACCCCATGTCCCGAGTTCCCTATTTCATGTTTGCCAACCGTGAACACGGTGTAGATGCTGAGAAAAGCAAAGAAGCGGGGTACGAAGTCCCCAAGCTGATGACCTTCATTCTCGTTACCCCTCACGGTCACCGTGGAGACCCGATGGAGTTCTTCGCAGACGAGTGGATTGAACGAAAGGGACGCGAGGCACGCGAGGGACGCTATGACCATACATGGGTTGCAGCGTTCAAGGACGGGTTGGCGCAGTTCCGCGAGGGACGCGAGATCCCCCGCACCGGAACTCCCCTGATTACATGGGAGCGCATCCTGAAGACGCGCCGCGAGCAACTGGTGCAGCGTTTCCCGACTATTGAAGATTTGGCCGCTGTGCCAGATTCAAGCCTTGGCGACATTGGCTTAGATGGCCGCGTGTTGCGGGACTTGGCAAAGGGCGATGTACAGGCCAAGAAGGACTTGTCACCAGTAGTCAAAGAACTGGCAGACGCCAAAGAAGAAACACGCCGCTTGCAGGAGCAGGTAGCAAAACTCATGGCCCGAATGGACGGTGAGGAAGAAGACAAACCCAAGCGGACGCGCAAGCCCCGCGAAGCAATTACAGAGGCTTAAATGACACAAACCTGCCTACAGATCATTCAGAGCGTATGCAGACGCATTGGAATTACATCTCCTGGCAGTGTTGTCACTAATTCCGACATCCAGATTCAGCAGCTTCTGGAACTTTCAAACGAAGAAGGGCAGGAGCAGGCAGACCGTTATCAGTGGCAGACACTGCAACGCGAGGCCACGTTTACGACAGTCGCAACACAGATACAAGCAAGCCTTGACACCATTGCTCCAGGTTGGAATTACATCGTAAATGACACGATCTGGAACCGCTCCCTTCGCCGCCCCGTCTACGGGCCACGCAGCCAGCAGGATTGGCAGCAACAGAAGGCGATGCAGATTAACGGTCCTTTTAACAGCTACCGGATCATCTCAAATAGCCTTAATTTCTACCCCGTTCCCACTGCGGGGCAGACGTGTGCTTTTGAATATATGTCCCTTAATTGGGTTAATAGCACTTCAGCGTCATCCTCTTGGCTGGTCGATACAGACACCCCATACATCGACGATCAACTATTGATATTGGGCACTCTTTGGCGCTGGAAGCAGGCCAAGGGGCTGAACTACGCGGAAGATTTTGCAAAGTATGAGCGCCGAATGTCTGATCTTATGGGGCGAGATTCAGGCAAACCCGCGCTTAGTTTGACGGGCGTTCACGATTCTATTAAGCCTGGGGTATTTGTACCTGCTGGGAATTGGGGAACATGAGACAGGCAGCGCAACAAAGGAGCAAAGCTCAACACTCGACTACAACGAGTGTGCCTTCCCCCATTGGTGGCCTGAACGCACGCGACTCGCTGGCGTCCATGCAGCCCACCGACGCCATTACGCTGGACAACTTCTTTCCCTCTCCTACCTCAGTAGACCTACGAAAAGGCTATATCAATTGGGCAACAGGCTTTGCCGCTGCCGTAGAGACACTGGCAACTTACAACAGCGCAACCACCAGTAAGCTATTTGCAGTGTCTGGTACGTCTGTATATGACGCAACCACAACGGGCGCTGTAGGGTCCGCAAGTGTCTCAGGATTGACGAATGCGCGGTGGCAGACAAGCAACTTCGGAACTGCGGGTGGGCAGTTCCTGTACATGGTCAACGGCACCGACTTGCCACTCGTTTACAACGGCACAGGCTGGGGCAATGCGTTCCCTGCGGCGTTTACCACTACGGTCACGACCCTTACAAGCGTCGGGACGCTGGCAACCTGCACGATGACCTCCGCTCATAACCTAAAAACAGGTATGAGCGTTGTTATGAGTGGATTTACACCCACGGGATACAACGGCACTTATGTGATTACCGTCACAAGCACTACGGCGTTCACGTTCACGCTCTCAGGCTCTTTGGGTGTGACCACAGTCACAGGAATCGCTACTCCTCTGGTTAACTTTTCAATCACTGGCGTCAACCCAAACACGTTTATCAGCGTCAACGCATACAAGAACCGGCTATATTTCATTCCGAAAGACAGTCTTTCAATCTGGTATCTGCCCCTGTCTTCATTGGGTGGCGCAGCATCTCAGATCGACTTCACGCCACTGTTCAAGTTAGGCGGCTATCTCATGGCCATGACTACATGGACAATTGATAACGCAGGGGGAATTCAAGAATACGCCATCTTCATCTCATCTCAAGGCGAGGTGGCGATGTACTCAGGAAGTGATCCAAGCAGTTCTACCGCATGGAATCTTGTCGGAATGTTTCGACTTGGCAGGCCCGTTGGCAGGCGTTGTGTTTGTCGTGTCGGTTCGGATGTTATTGTTTTGGGCGCTGACGGGTTTTATCCTTTGTCAAAAGCCCTGATGACAGACCGCAGTCAGTCACAGGACGCCATCTCTAACAAGATCGTTAACCTCGTATCAAACGATGTTCAGCTATACCCCGATCATTTTGGATGGGAGGCTATTCTCTATCCAATTGGCTCAAAGCTAATCGTCAACGTCCCCCAACAAGAAAACACCACCCAATACCAATACGTGCAAAACACCATATCTGGTGCGTGGTGTCGGTTTACGGGGTGGAACGCTAACACCTTTGCACTGTTGGGTGATAACTTGTATTTTGGTGGCAATCTTGAAAGTGGGTCTGCCGTAGTTGCAAAGGCAGATTACGGCTACTCGGATAACGGGTCGTATATCTTTGGAGAAGCAAAAACAGCGTTCAACTACTTTGAAACGCCAGGACAAATAAAGTCCATTCGGATGCTGCGTCCGGTCATCAATACCACAGGAAAGATTACACCAGCAATAGGCGTTGATACGGACTTCGCAGACTCCCCGCCTAGTACCGTTCCGGCTTTCACTGCTACTAGTGGGTCGCTCTGGAATGTAAGTCTGTGGAACACGTTTAACTGGGCAGACAGCAGCAACATCAAGCAGACATGGCAGCAAGCCTTTGGGCTAGGGTATTGCGCCGCGTATCACATGAAAGTCGTTAACAACGCCTCCGCTCTACAGTGGTTGTCGATTGATTGGGTCTATGAGACCGGCGGCGTTATTTAAAAGGACTCAAAATGGCAGACGGTCTACTTAATTCCTCGGGCAATACATCTGCTCCATCGGCAGATTTGATGGCACAGTTTCAAAGAAACATTGCCTCTGGAAACTACGCTGGCGCGGCATCGCTTGGAAGAAATGCGGGGTATTCAGACGCAGATATTGCGGCATACACTGGATCTCTTGGAATGAAGGATAAATCAGGCAATGCGATTGACACGAATGCTGCAAACCAGTTTCTAAGCAACACAAGCAATACAACTCAGGCTAATTCAGGCGTCCAAAACGGTGCTGGATATGTTCCTCCCTCTACAAGCTCTGGCCCAACCGCAGACCAACAAACGCAATTTAGCGGGTTGATGAACAATGGGAATTTTGATGGTGCGGCAGCTTACGGTAGAAGCCTGGGGTACACCGACCAACAAATAGCCGACTACACCGGAAGTCATGGATATAGAGACGGTAGCGGAAACATTACCACTCAGCAGGCAAGTTCATATTTAAGCAGTCACCCAACAACCGCCACCAAAACGCCAGTTGGAGACCAAAGAACGTTTAACTCTGCTGCGCCAGGTGCAGGGTACAACAACAATCCAACATCAGGCAATTACGCTTTCCAGCAAGGAAGGGATTCTGCGTATAACCAAGCTACTTCTCGCTTGGACCCGCAATGGAATAACAACCAACACGATCTTGAAAATCAATTGACACAACAAGGAATCATGCGTGGTTCTGACGCATGGAATCGTGCAGTAGATGATTTTGGAAGAAATAAAAACGATGCATATTCAAGTGCTTGGAATAATGCGTGGAACAACGGATTGGCGGGTCAAAACCAAGCATTTACTCAAGACTACAGCAATAGATCACTAGCACAGCAGGGTAATTTGCAGCAGCAAAGCTTAAATCTGCAAGATAAGAGCCTCAATAACACCTACGCGCTTGGCCAAGGGCAATTGGCACTCGGAAACAAGACCGCCGATAACAATATGACTGTCCAGGGCGGGCAACTTGGTCTCCAAGCAAATAACCAAACATTCAATCAGGATCTGGCGACAAAGAATTTCGACTACAACAAACAAAAAGACCTGATGAACATCGCAACGTCAAGTGACAACGCGACAAAGAACGGCCTCTTTGGATTAGGCGCAGCAGCTCTGACAAACCCCAACACCGTTAATCTTTTGAAACAAATAGGCGGCGACTTACTTGATGCTGCAGGAAAAGTCACAAGTGCTGGCATCTCTTGGCTTAACAGGCAAGGAATAGGGGGAGGACACCTCCCTGTAAACGGTGGGGGAAACGATAACACCGGAAACACCGATAGTAGCGGTGGAAATGGTTATCAACCGCAAGGCCAAGTGACGGATAACGGAAACGGCACATTTACAGACCAATCAAACGGTGTGATCTTTGACCAAGACGGGAATGTTATTTAATCATGGCCGATAACTTACTTTCCACACTACTGTACCCAGACGCGCAGGTCGAAGCGTCTGCTATCCAGCGCCAGCAGGCACTCGCGGATATGCTCAGACAGCAGTCATTCCAGCCACAACAGCAAGAAGTGATTAATGGGCTACTGATGCCCGTCAGCAACATGGCAGGCTTTGCACGACTAGGTCAGGGCTACATGGCTGGTGATATGCAGGACGGTATCAATGATCGTCAGATCGCGTTGAATCAGAAGATGGCGCAGGCTTTGCGTGCCCAACTGGAAGGCCCACAAGCTGGGTTGACATCTCAACCCGCTGACTACGGCATGGGCGCTGGGGCTACTGGGTTGTCAGCGGGTGGCGTGTCCGGTTCTCCTGTGGCTGCATCGTCCAACCCCTACAACATCGGCAACCTGATTCGTGCTTCTGCCATCGGACAGATCAGTCCCGCAATGGCGTCCGTCTACGCTGACGGCTTCAAGACGCCGGATGCGATTAAGACGATGGACTTGACGGGGCAGAACAGGGCACAAATGGGCCAACTGGCCACAGCCAAAGCGCAAGCAGAGAGTGTGCTTCCAATTCGTCAAGGACAGACCATTGGCAAGGTAAACGCAGACGGTAGTGTTACTCCGACATTCACCTCACCAGACTTTGACAATGGCGTGCAGCCAGCGTGGAAAGATGGAAAGCCAAGCGTTTCCCTTATCCCTGGAGCAAACGTAGTCAAGCAGGCCATGACACAGGCCACCGAAGGCGCAAAAGCGCAATATGACCCTGTGACTGCATACAAACAAGACGGGACGCCAGTAGCAACAAACCGGCTTTCAATCTCTGGAAACCAGCTTATTGGTGACAATCCACAGGGCGGCGGCCTGGACCTGTCGAAGATGAGCAGGGAGCAGATCATTAGCCTTGCACAGCAAGACCCCGAAGGGTTTGCACGGTCCGTGCAGCGTCCCGCTCCAGACGTGCTGCCTGCTCCTATGCCTGGACAAACCAAGTTCTTGGAAAGCAAAGCGGGCGCAGCGGCAGACCGCTCAAACGACCTAGTGAAGACGGTTGCCGACGCGCCCAACAGAATTGCCGTGCTAGACAAGGTCATTGAACTTTCCAAGGGAGGCGTTTCCACCGGACCGACAGCAGAATGGAAGAACAACATCAAGGGTATTGCTGCGGACACATTCGGCATCAAGACCTGGAAGGATGATGTTTCTGACTTCCAAGAGATCAGCAAGATGATGAACCAGAACGCTATAAGGGCGTGGCAGGCCGCTGGTGGCTCGGGGACGGACGCTCAACTTGAAGCACAGACCAAGGCCAACGTCCGCGCAGGGCTATTCCCCCAAGCGGTGCAAGACATCGCGCAATGGAACAAGGCAGGCGAATTGGCACTCATGGCAAAGGCCACGGCATCGCAAAAGGCCAACCTCTCAACCCCGCAGCAGCAGGCAGGATTTGAGGAAAACTGGCGCTCTGCCTTGGACCCCAAGGTATTCCAGCTTAAAGTCATGTCCCCCACAGATGCGTCTAAGAACGTGGACAACCTGAAGAAAACTAACCCGCAGGGGTATCAGTCGCTTCTATCTTCCACCATGCGCCTCAAAGAACTTGGGGGGCTGTAATGGCTGACCCAATCCTCGACCTGATTCACCCCGTCGATAAAACGGAGCCATTCCGCGTAGAAATCAACGGCACAAACTCTTCTCCTGATGTACTGAGTCTCATTAACCCTATTGGTGCAGAGACAGCAGACGTTCAGGCAAAACCCGTCAACGCACCTTATGCATCTGGTCAACAGGCTCCAGGCGCACTGCGTGGACTCATGTCTGTTATCAACGGCCCTGCGATGGGGTTTGGTGACGAGATACTTGGCGGCATCGGCGGTGCATACGATTATTTGACACAGCCAAGTCTATCAATGTCTGATTTGGTGCTGAACAAACACCAAAAAACATTTTCAGAACTGTATAAAGAAAACAGGGACTATGTGCGTGGCGCACAGGATACAGAACGCGAAAACAACCCGTGGACTACGGGACTCACACAGGCTGCGGCGTCTGCCCCCCTGATGGCGGTAAAACTAGGGGCGCTTTTGGAGAAGGCACCCGCAGCGGTCCAAGGCGCAGCAAAGGTGCTTTTTGGTGATTCCAGCGGCATCGGCTCGGTGATGAATCTTGGACAACGCTCCATGCGTGCGGGCGTTTCTGGTGGTACGTCTGGTGCTATCAACGGCGCAGGAAACTCAACCGCGGAAGACTTGAGCGGGGTTATTGACGACTCCCTTATTGGCGGCGGCACAGGCATGGCACTAGGGGGTGCCTTACCCACGGTGGCTGCGGTGACAGGCGCACCAGTAAAAGCAGCAATTACGCAGGCGTCATCACGCTTGAGCGACTCCTTTGCTGCTGACATGGCACGCCGCAAGCTGGCTGAGATGCTGGTGCGCGATGGCCGAGGAACGGTCGTTCAGGATGGACTTTCTAACCCCGTAAACCAAGCGATTGCAAGGTTCGGAAAACTCGGTCCCGACGCAGTTATTGCCGACTCTGCCGGCGCCAATACCCGCCAATTGCTGGACACGCTTGCAACGCTTCCAGGAAAGACCAAAGACGCCGTGGAAAACTTTACCCACGCACGCATGGCCGGAAGCGCAAACAGGATGATTACCGCAGCAGACAGCGCACTGGACAACAACGGCCAGCGGCTCATGTCCACAGTGGACAGCCTGATAGAACAGCGCACAGCGGCGGCAAAGCCCTTGTACGACCAAGTGCGCCAGATTTCGGTTGCCCCTTCGCCTAACCTGCAATCCATCATCTCTGCGGCAGACGAGTTGGGGGCGACGGGCGTGGCCAAGAAGATGGCAAAGGCAGACCGTGTGCCTTTCTCTCTGGATGCTAACGCACCCACGCAGTGGAGCATGGGCGACCTGGACCAAGTCAAGAAGGGCCTAGACACAATGATTGACGGACAGCGGGACTCCGTCACCGGCAAACTTACGGCGCTGGGATCATCCTACGCAAAGCTCAAGTCTGACTTGGTCAGCGAGTTGGACAACGCGACCACCGACCCCAAGACAGGTCAGAGCGTCTACAAGGCAGCGCGTGACGCATTCGCAGGCCCCTCTGCTCTGGTGGACGCCGCAAACTCTGGACGCGCATCTCTGTCTCAAAAGGGTGACGTAATCACCAAGCTGACAAGCGGGTTTAGTGAGTCTGAAAAAGAAGCCTTCAGGGTCGGTGCATTTGAGGCCCTGCGCGACAAGGTGGGTTCTTCTCAAGCGGGTCGGACTGAAGTCCAGAATATGTGGCAGAACCCTGGACTGCAGGAAAAGCTAAAGGCCATATTCGGCTCGGAGCGTGCGTTCAGGGAGTTCGCCGCAGACACCGCATCCGAAGCACGTTTGAAGTTACTCAACAAGACAGGCCAAGGTTCACAGACCGCAGCGCGTGCGGCTGGCGCAGCGGATATGGTGGACGTTGGCGCGGGTGTGGACGCACTCGGACACGCCGCAAGCGGGAACGTTGTAGGCGCACTTGGCAAGGCCAAGAACTTCTTTGAGAGCATCGCCACACCGGAACCCGTGCGCGACCAGATTGGGCGATTGTTGCTTCAAGGGGGAAGCGGTGCGATGCAAGAATTTGACCATCTGCTACCTATAACTCGGATGCTCAACCAAGGCGCAAGCACCAAAGCGCAGGTACTCGGCGGTGTCCTAGCCAACCAGCAAAACAGTCTCCCGTGGTTTAACCCACAACCATAAGTCTCTGGCCCTTCGGGGCCTTTTTTCATTTAGGAGCAAATATGCCATTTAATGGATCGGGCAAGTTCGTCCGAAGTTACTCATGGGTGACCGACCAAGCCAACAGCATCCAGGTCAACGCCACGCGAATGGATGCGGATTCCAATGACATCGCCAATGGCTTGTCATCATGTGTAACCAAAGACGGTCAATCGGGTGCGCTCACAGCCAATTTGCAGATGGGATCTAACAAGATCACCGGCCTTGCAAGTGGATCAGCATCTACAGACGCAGTGAATTATGGGCAGGTTTTCACATCACCAACGTTTTCTAGCCCAACGTTAACGGTTAGCGCAGTTTTGCCCACAAATACAACTATTGGATCGGCATCATCTGCCCAAATCCAAGCACTTTCTAGCGTCACACCAACAGAGCTTGGCTATGTCTCAGGTGTCACGTCTGCAATCCAAACGCAAATCAGTGCAAAAGCTCCGATTGCCTCCCCCACATTCACAGGCATCGTCACCGTACCCACGCCAACGAACTCTACGGACGCGGTAACGAAGGGATATGCAGACGCTTTAGCATTCACCGCTGCACTCCCCTCGCAGACGGGTAACTCGGGGAAAACTGTTACAACTGACGGAACTGCGGCAAGCTGGTCCGCCTTGAAGACAATCAACGGCGCTTCGCTGCTAGGTACTGGAGATGTGGCATTGGGCGGCGGCTCCACCACCACATCCAGCGCAGTAGACATCACCCTCACAAGCGCATCCACACGGGTGCAGGTTGTGACGATGACTGCTGCGAACACGAAGATCACGCTGCCTGATGCGACTACGCTGTCTACGGGTGGTGCATTATTTGTGGTGACTAATGCGGGTGCGCTGAATTTTGCAGTACGCGCAAACGGTGGTGGATTGCTGGGCAACATCCTCCCCTCACAAACTGCCGTTTTCTACCTGACCAACAACAGCACCGCAGCGGGTGTTTGGGCGGTGAGTGATGGTACGTCCAATGGTGTTTTCTCTACACCGCTACCGGGCACTGTTACCAGTGTTAATGCGGCAACGACCAACGGCGTAAGCATCACTTCGTTGTCGTCAACGCTGGCGCTGATTGTTTACCGACAAGTCAACACCATCTTTGCCAGCACACTTACGATCAGCGGAACTACGATCACAGTGAATGCGGCACTAACTGTTACCGCATCTGGTGGCGGTGTTTTTTCTGTCATAGCAGTATCGGCAACACAGGCAGTAGTTTGCTATAGCGATGGGTCTGCAAACACTTCTGCGTGTACCCTGAATATTTCCGGAGCCACTGTTAGCGCGGGCACAGCCATAGTGTTGCTCGGGGCGAATGCACAGACTGTATCAATAGCAAAACGGTCATCAACTGAGGTTGCAGTTTGTGTAGGCTACACCGCAACTAATGTCAGCATTTACCCTGTAAGCATCAGCGGAACCACACTAACAGGGGGGACATCAGCGAGTATCGCAACACAAGACACTACGCAATCATTCACCATGCTTTCCTCGACGCTTGGGGTGTTTTCGTCGCACTCAAGCACTGTCTTGATAACAAGGTACAGCTACGTCACATTCTCAGGGACTACGGCAACTATCGTCGGCACTTATACCTACCTTGACAATCCTCCCACTGCTGCGGATACGATCACTTCGACAAATTGCACCGCACTTACCGCAACCAAGTTCTTGGCGGCTGGCGCTCAAATGATCGGCAGTCAAACACCCGCTATCAGGGTATGGCTTGGTGATTCTCAAAACAATACTGGCGGACCTTCCTTCGCTGGCGGCATAACCGTCGCATACGCCAAAGATAACACCGCAGCGCCCAAGATACAGCGCATCACCGACACCACAGCGATGCTCACATGGATGGGCAGCGCAGGGTTTATCTATGCGTGCGAAATCTCGGTCAATGGCTCAACTCTCACAGCGGGCCCTGTGGTCGCATTGAATGCAGTCGCTTCATCCGCCCCAGCTATTTGCTCACTATCTGCCACCGCACAAGTCGTCGCCTTTGTCGGCACATCCTCATTCGCGCAGGCAGTAGTTCTGGAGAATGCATGAAAATCCTAATCCGCAAATCCGACAACGTTGTACTGTACGCGCAGGACGACCTCATCCTCGACACAGAGGCCCACGGTAATGGCTGGCGCGACCCGCATTTCAATCTCGACAACGCAAGCCTTGCGGATGCGAAACTTCCCGACCACTGGACGGGTGCGGTGTGGTCATACACAAACGGCGTGTGGGCCGTAGCTGACACCGTAGCGTATGCCGCAATCCAAGCGCAGATTGCAGCAGAGGCGGAAGCCAAGCGGCTAGCCTCAATCCCACAATCAGTCACCCGCGCACAGGCAAAACTCGCGTTGCTGCAATCGGGCTTACTCAGTCAGGTGCAGCCAGCGATTGACGGTATCGCAGACGCCACGCAGCGCATGGCGGCGCAGATTGAGTGGGATGACCGCCTCACGTTTGAGCGCGGCAATGGGGCGCTGGTCAACATGGCAACGATGCTCGGCATGACTCCTACGCAGATTGACGATCTTTTCATCCTTGCGGGGACGCTATGAACCAACTCCTTCAGTACCTCCCTTACCTCATCACCCCTGTAGTCATTGCGGTGTGGATTCTGTGCTTTTGGTATCTCTACATTTTGGTGATGGGTTTGTACCGCGCAAACATGGACAAGCGTTTGAGCGGACTTACGTTGTGGCTTGCCTACCCCGCCGTGGCTGTTGGGTACTTTGTTGACCTCATATCGAACTGGACTATCGCCTCAATTTTGTTCTTGGAGCCGCCACGGTTTCTCACTGAACTGGTGACCGACAGGTTATCGCGCTACATCAAGTCAGGTACTGGATACCGCAAAGCATGGGCGATGTGGATTTGCCAGAACCTGCTGGACTTTTTCGACCCACGCGGTAGCCATTGCGGAGATTGAATATGACTGAATCCAACTTGCAGCACGGTGAACGACGACAAACCACTGATGAGTGGCACTTGGACAAAAAAGTCCCGCTATCCCTGATCTTTGCGATGCTGGTCCAAGCGGCAATGGTGATATGGGCTGTGGCAGACATCAAGAAAGACGTGGAGTTGCTCAAAGCAGAAACGTCCGCACTGCGTCAACGCGACTCGGCGCATGAAGACACGATGCGCGATGCCATGAAGCTCA